ATTCTGAATTTCTTGTGAATGGAATTGAACCTGAATATAGTGAATACGTCTGGTTATTTGTCCCAAACCTTTCTCTCAAATGATCTCTTCAACAGCAACAGTGTTTATGATACAATACCAAGTTCCTTATCCATCAGAGGGATTGCTAGAAGAGTGGAGAACTCAATCGTTTAGTAGTATGAAAGAAGCACTGTCAATGATAAGGTTCTATCAATCATGTGGGTCTCCCGCAAAGATGATTTAGAATACTTAATTCTTATTATTAACTCACTTCATTCATTACTCAAATGACTATCCGTTTCACTCAAGACATTCACACAAAGCAAACTGTTTATGTAGTATGTGATCTCTCTGGTCAGTGTATATTACTGACTACATTTATCTGTGATGCGATTGCTAAAGTACAAGAAATGTAATATGTGTGTCTGCTATTGATGTAATTAGAAATCATTAATTAATGTTAATTAAAACATATGTGTTATATTGTGTTATTATAGTATAATGACTGTTATTATAGAGTATTATAAGTTCTTATTGTCTTCTAAGCCTGTTAATTATAACACAGCACAGTTTATTTGTCAAGTGTTTCCAAGGGATTATAAGATTTCCGACACATTCTGAGACACTTGACGACCCCCGACTTCGTGTGTTATAATGACTTCGTGGACTGAGATAATAACTTCGTGCATCTGTGAGTATGATACTACTTCGTCCTGTGGAAAAGTAGTTTTCCACAGGTTGTTCGTGGTAGTATAGAGTATAAGAACTGTTCGTTGTAATAGTTTTCCACAGGTTTAGAAGTAGTTGTAGTATTTGCAAGGGTTTATAAGATTTACCCTGTGGAAAACTCTCATAAACCTGTGGAAAACTTCTATCATCCTGTGGAAAACTCTTTGTTTACCTGTGGAAAACTCTTTGTTTACCTGTGGAAAACTACACAAACCTGTGGAAAACCTCATAAGATTGTGGAATACCTGTGGAAAACTCTTCGTTTACCTGTGGAAAACTTCTATCGTCCTGTGGAAAACTCTCAGTTCTCATAATTCTAGTACCCCCGGTACAGTTATTTCACATACCCCGGGTATAGTTTATATTAAAATCAATCAATTTAAAATAATAATCAACATTTTGTAGTTCGTGTAAAGTATTATACAGCACTGTTTTGACAGTTATATTCAACGTTGTTTGTTTGTTATTATAAACCGATGCCTAAAGTGAAAACCGCAAACTACCCTAACCTACAAAGGTTCCAAACCGAGAGAGTATATAAGAGTCCATTTTAGATTTCAAAGATACTTACCATCTTATAAAAAAAAATTCCGAGGAAAAAAATATACAAAAAAAGAAGGCACCATAAAAATATTTGTGTATATATATTTTTTAAGTATCAAGATAAAAAGATGAAATTAGAATTTGACGAATTTGAAAAAGATCTACTAATTGAAACAGTTCATCATAGGTTGGACACAGATAAGGTATTAATAATTAACAATTCACTAAAAGGAGAACTCACAGAGTTACTCCGAAAGATAGAAGAAGATGAATACTTATAATATTGAGGTAAAGGGTGTAAGTATATTAGATCAAATCCCTCAGAATGATTTACAAGAGAATCTGAAACTTATCAGAGGACTTGTATGGACTTCTGGGGGAAATGATAAAGATATTGAAGTTATTCTAAATAAATCGAAATCACCTTGCAATAATTGAATTGTGGTGATATAATATAAACGTTGGGGATTTTAATTTTTATGGCAAAAGGATTTACAGTTAAAGCAAAGGCACCATTAAGTACATCATCAGATGGTGAATTTAATTTACAGGCAGCTAAAGAATCAATTAAAGGAAAGTCTATTGTATTTTGTCTTCCAGGTCGTGGAGTATCATATACATATTTGAAAAATTTTGTTCAGTTATGTTTTGATCTTGTGCAGAATGGTGCAAGCATTCAAATATCACAGGATTATTCTTCCATGGTAAACTTTGCACGTTGCAAATGCCTTGGTGCAAATGTACTACGAGGACCAAAGCAAGTTCCATGGGATGGAAAATTGAATTATGATTATCAATTATGGATTGATAGTGATATTGTATTTGATACTGAAAAGTTTTATCGTCTTGTAGCAATGGATAAAGACATCGCAGCAGGTTGGTATATGACTGAAGATGGTCATACTACCTCAGTTGCTCATTGGTTAGAGGAGGACGATTTTAGGGGCAATGGAGGAGTCATGAATCATGAAACTGGAGATACAATGAGCAAGAGGCGCAAATCATTTACAGTTGATTATACGGGATTTGGATGGGTACTGATTAAAAAAGGAGTATTTGAAAATCTCGAATACCCTTGGTTTGCTCCTAAGATGCAAGTATTTGAATCTGGAGAAGTTCAAGATATGTGTGGAGAAGATGTTTCTTTCTGTTTAGATGCAAAAGAAGCAGGATTTGAAATCTGGTGTGATCCACAGATTCGTGTAGGTCATGAAAAGATGAGAGTGATTTGAGAATATAAATGCATATGCATAAACTTCTCTCAGAACTTTCTCATCTTCTTTCATAGGATTAAACTATAAGAACTTACTTATTTTGTAAGTTCTTATAGTTCTTATAGTTCTTATAAAAAATTCGTCAAAAACCGTTTCTTAAACATAAGAGGAAAATAAAAAAATGGCTTTAAATAAAAAAGAAGCAAAAATCGAAAGCACTCCAAAAAACACTAGTCAGGGGCAAGGAAAAAATACTAGATATTCAAAAACAAGCCGTAATGATTCTAGAAAAAAATATAGAGGTCAAGGTAAAGGATGAGTTGCTTAATTACTAATTTACCAGCCCAAAAAGTATGGGTACGTAAAGAATATCTTTTAGACCTAAAAGATGGACATGGAGAATTCGTAGAAGGTGTTTGGATATCGGCAAAATCTATACCTGGACGTGCTTTTTATTTTGAAACATATTTACCAGAATATGCGGCAATGTTCGATAAATTACCAATTTCTGCTTTTTTGTCTCGTCCACAATTACCAGATCCAGACTTAGATTTGCAAAATTTACAATTTTGGAATTGTATGGATTATGGGGTAACAAATATACATAAACAATTTATTGGATCGATGCATTGGAAAATTTATACTCGTAATTTTGGAGAAATTAGCGGATCATATATTTCAACATTAGATAATTATCACGAAGGAGCAGATCAAATCGATTATAGTGTAAGCGAAATACCACAAGAACACAAATCATTCAATTTAATTGAACTTCAAAATGGACAGTATGCATTATATCCAAATAATCGTTGTCGTATTTACGATGTATCATTAACTCCAACAAATGCAAAAACTCCAGATTTTAAAGTGTCAACTCAATATTTTGAAGTTGAAAATGATATAAGTTGGGGTAGACTTGGAGACACTGATGAATATTTTTACCAAACTATAGAAGAAAAACATAATAAATAGATTTTTTCACTAGACCGAAAATTGAAAAAATTTTCAATGGGTACTCACCTCCTTTTGGAGGTATACGATATAGATTTTAATCTCCTGAATGATAGTGATATTATTCGGGAGATTATGGTACGTGGAATCGAACGTGCTAAAATGACAATACTAAATATTTTTTCTCATCGTTTTATTCCTCAAGGTTGCACTATCGTAATTGCACTTGCAGAAAGTCATGTCTCTTGTCATACTTGGCCAGAAAATGGATGCCTAACAGTAGACATTTACACTTGCGGTGAAGGAAATCCAAAAATTATTGCAATTGAACTTTTAAAATATTTTAATTCTTGCAATTATAACATAAGAAATATAAATCGTTAAATATATTTGGAGATAGAAACCTCCATCATAAAAGTTCTGTTTTATTTTTAAAACAGGAGAAAAATGTCTAATTTACCAGTCGATAGAGACAAAGAATATATGCGTCAAATGTGGGGAACTACACATTTGATTACGGATTATAAAACAGAACCGCCAAAAAGAATCATTCAAGAAATTATGCATGATTTGGCACCCAATCATGATTTAAAAAAACAAACTGATCTTCATGAAAAAATTCGTAATGATGAGGATTATGATGATTGGGAATATGGAACGGAACCAAATTATGGAAAAACTTGGTAAAAAGTATTATAGATATATAAAGGCGAAAAACAAATGAATGGCAGTAACAATTTCTCGTAGTTTTAAAGATATCAGTTTATCTTTTGCGAAACATCCAGTTACTAATGATTTGGTTATTTTAAAAAATGAAGATGCTATTAAAAAATCTGTTATAAATCTTGTTAGGACTCGTTTAAATGAAAGATTTTTTAATGATTTATTAGGAACATCAGTTGATAATACATTATTTGAAGTAGGAGATTCTGACACATTCTCCTTTTTGGAAGAAGAAATTACAACTTTATTGAATAACTTTGAACCAAGAATTAATCTAAAAAGTGTTTTACTTGAATTTATAGAAGATTTAAATAATTTAAATATAAAAATTTCATATGATATTGTTGGATTGCCTTTTCCTATTCAAAATATAGAATTTATTTTACAACCAACTAGAGTATAATGGCATTTAATCAGTTTACTAATTTAGATTTTAATGATTTACGTGCTCAGATTAAAGACTATCTGAGATCAAATTCTAATTTTACTGACTTCGATTTTGAAGGATCAAATTTTTCCGTCCTGATTGATACTCTTGCATACAATTCATATATTACTGCATATAATACTAATATGCAAGCAAATGAAGCATTTTTAGATAGTGCAACATTAAGAGAAAATGTAGTTTCTCATGCTCGTAATATTGGTTATGTGCCTCGTTCAAAAAGAGCTTCCAAAGCAAAAATAAATTTTTCAGTAAATACGCAATCATATCAATCTAAAACAGTAACATTAAAGGCAGGTCCAGTTGCATTAGGAGCAGTTCAAGATGGTAATTATATATTCTCAATACCATCTGAGGTAACAGTCTCCGTAAATAATTTAAATGAAGCAATTTTTAATAATTTAGATATTTACGAAGGATCTTATTTAACAAAACAATATACAATTGATTATAGTCAATCAAATCAAAAATTTATAATACCAAATTCAAATGTAGATACATCAACAATTCGTGTGACTACAACTGGTACTACAACTGAAGTATATTCATTATATGAAAATTTTATAAATGTAGATAAAACATCTAAATTATTTTTAATTCAAGAAATTGATGATGAGAAATATCAAATTTTATTTGGTGATGATCTTATAGGAAAAAAACCAAAAAACGGCAGTGTAATTAATATTTCTTATATTGTAACTAATGGAAAATCCGCAAATGGATCTGCAAACTTTACTTTTTCTGGAAATATTAAAGATAATAACGGAAACAATATTACAAGTGGCATTTCTTTAGTTACTACACTAGTATCATCAGAAAATGGAGATGATATTGAAACGATAGACTCAATCAAATATCTTGCACCAAGAGTATATGCTTCTCAATATAGAGCTGTAACTGCAAATGATTATAAAGGTTTAATTCCTTTTCTTTATTCGAATGTAGATTCGGTGACTGCATATGGTGGTGATGAACTGACACCACCACAATATGGAAAAGTTTTTATTTCAATCAAACCAAGAAATGGAAATTTTCTATCAGAAATTACAAAAAATGAAATTAAGAAAAAACTAAAACAATATTCAATTGCTGGGATTAAACCGGAAATTATCGATTTGAAATACTTATATGTCGAAATTGATTCTACAATTTATTATGACACATCATTTACTTCTGATCCTGTTTTGCTCAAAAATCAAGTTTTAAATAGTTTAAGTTTTTATTCAAATTCTTCTGATGTAAATAATTTTGGAGGAAGATTTAAATACAGTAAATTAAATACAATAATTGATAATACTAATCGAGCAATTACTTCAAATATCACTAAAGTTAGAATGAGAAGAGATCTTTCGGCAGAACTGAATAAGTTTGCTACATATGAAATATGTTTTGGAAATAAATTTCACCAAAAAACAGAAAAATATAATATCAAATCTTCAGGATTTAATATTAAAGATGTTGCAGACACCTTATACTTGACTGATTCTCCAAATGATTCTTTAACTGGAAATATAATATTTTTTAAACTTGTAAATAATATTCCAACAATTGTATCTTCGAATGCAGGAACAGTTGATTATTTAAATGGAGAAATCAAATTAAATATAGTAAATATTTCATCAACATCATTGCCAAATAATACAATAGAAATACAAGCAATGCCAGAATCAAATGATATACTTGCGTTAAAGGATATTTATTTAAAAATAGATATGTTTAATACTGTGGTAAATACTATACAAGATGTAATCAGTTCAGGAGAAAATACTTCTGCTACTGAATATGCATCAACATCGAGTTATTTAAACGGATACTATACAAGATAAGATGACGGAAATCAAAAGAATAAAAATCAATCACATTTTAGATTCACAAATTCCTGAATTTTTGAATGAGGAATCACCACTTTTTCAGGAATTTTTAGATCAATATTATACATCACAGGAACATCAAACAGGAATAGTAGACTTATCATCTAATATTCAAAAATATAAAAAAATACAAAATTTTAATAGTGAAACATTAATAGATCTAAATGTTCCTTCGATATTAACAGATGATGTTTTATCTTTTGATGATACTATTTCCGTATCTCATACAATTGGATATCCAAGTAAATATGGATTAATTAAAATTGATAATGAAATTATTACTTATACAGGAATAACAACAAATAAATTTACTGGGTGTATTCGTGGATTTAGTGGTATCGATAGTTTAGAAAAAGATAATAATCCAGGACTTTTAAATTTTTCAATTACTGAAGCATCTGAACATAAAAAAGATACACCTTTACAAAATTTAAATTTTATATTCTTCTTTGAAATATTTAAAAAATTTAAATATCAGTTTTTGCCTGGTTTTGAAGAAAGAAATCTTTCTCCTAATATTTCTTTGGGAAATATTTTATCAAGAGCAAAGGATTTTTATTCTTCAAAAGGAACATCACAATCTTTTAAAATTCTTTTTTCGATATTATATGGATCAGAAATAGAAACAATAAATCCTCAAGAATATATGTTGAGTCCATCTGACAGTAATTATTTTGTAACAAAAAATATTTTAGTTGAAAAAATTTCTGGGAAAAATGCTACTTCATTAAAGGGCGAAACATTAAATCAATTTATAAGTGGAATTGGTACAGTTACTGCTGCTATCTATAATGTTGAGTATAGGCCAATACGGGATAAAGATTTTTATGAAGTATCTTTAGATTCTACATCTTTTACTGGAAACTTTGAAATTACAGGATCAACTAAAGTAGTTGAAACTGTTCTTGCATCAAATAATACAATTACTGTCGATTCTACAGTTGGATTTGCACAGTCAGGAACAATTATTGCACAAAAAACAGATTTAACACAATTAAATTTATCATATACAGATAAAACGAGTACTCAATTTTTAAATGTTACTGGTATTGACCAAACTTTAAATTTTGGAGACTTTATTTACGAAAGCAAATTAGCATATGCATATGACAACCAATCAGATACACCATCTTTAAATGAATTTAGAATTATTAGTGTAATTGATAAAATTGATACTAAAAATTCTTCTGGATTAAAAATTGGAGATAAAATATCACTCAGTTCTTTTGGAAAAAACTTATCAGGAAATACAAATTTTGATAGTTGGATTTATAATATACCAACATATCATAATATAAGTGGAATAACATCTAATGCTGCTGGTAGTTATACCATAACATTAAAAGATAATATTAAATTTTACAAAGATGAAAAGGTTATTATTAATATTGCAACCACAATTCCAAAAAATATACCTGCAAAAATTACGGGTATTACAAATTCTACTATAATTGGTTTAGAAGCAAGTGAAAGTGGATTCGATATTTCGGATGTTAATAAAATTAGAATTCAAAAAACAATTAATAAAACTAATTTTTTAAATTTTATTGGTATATCAAGTATAAATTCAGCAATTCAAAATACTTATATCGACAAAGAAGGAAAATATTTATATGTAACAACTTCTGGTTTTCCAAATTATGAAATTAGTTCTACAGATACAAAAAAAGTTGTTCCTATAGGAACAGGGTCAACTACAATTTTGAAAATAATTAATCATAATTTATCATCTGGAGATAAAATTTATTATGATCCAAAAACTTCTGTAGGAATTGAAACTGGAATTTATTTTGTAAAAAAAATCAATGACGAGAATATATCATTATCCTATAGTGATAATAACTTATTTGCTGAAGAATATATTAATGTTGGTATTGCAACCACAAATGGTTTTATCTTTAAACTTGGTTATGAAAATAAAACTATTAAAGATCAAAAAATATTAAGAAAATTTAATTTAACCGACAATCTTAATTATTTTGATAATGAAACTAGCAGAACCACATTCAATAGAAATCTTGGATTATTTATTAATGGCGTAGAGTTATATTCACCTACTCTATTTGATGAGAATATTTATTATGGAAAAGTAGATTCGATCCAAATAACAAATCCAGGAAAAAATTATGATGTAATAAATCCTCCCGAATTAATTATAAGTGATTCTGTAGGTATTGGTTTAAACATAAAAAACATTGGATCTGAATGTAAAGCAAATTTAATTCTTTCTGGATCATTAAAAGAAGTACAAATAAATTCTCCAGGAATTGGATATGTCAAAAAACCAATATTAACTTTAATGGGTGGTAATGGTTCTGGTGCAGTATTAGAACCCAATTTAGTTAAAACAAATATTACTGCAATATTTAAATCAGATTCAGAATCGATTGATACCTCTACAGATACAATAACATTTATAAGTAATCACAATTTTGTTAATTATGAAGAAATAGTATATCATTCAAATGGAAATACAGTTGTTCCTGGACTAATAGAGAACTCAAAATATTTCGTAAATATTATAAATCCAAAACAAATCAAATTACATAAAAATATATCAGACGTTTTAGTAGGAATTGCCACTATTAATATTACTGGTATAAGTTCTGGATTTCATGAATTTAGGACTCTTAATATTAAAAATATTATTAATAAAATTTATGTAAAAAATCCAGGTTCTGGATATTCAAATAGATTAGTTAAAGTATCCTCTGTTTCATATCCGTCTTTGGATTATCAAATTTCTGGGATTAGTACATTTGATGATTACATTTTTGCCAAAATGCATGGATTTAAAAATGGTGATTTTGTTATATATTCTCATACTGGTACTTCAATATCTGGATTATCCACTACTACAGAATATTATATTACAATTATTGATAAAGATAAATTTAAACTATCTGATGCTGGTATTGGAACTACATCAACTAATTTAAATTATATTAATAAAAAATACACTAAATTTAATTCTTTAGGAGTTGGTACGCACACATTTGCATATCCTCCAATTAGTATTAAAATAGAGACTTTATCGGGAATAGGTTCAACATCAATCGTATCCCCAATACTGACTCCAATAGTGCTCGGAAGTGCCGAGAGTGTTTATATTGAAAATGGTGGGGTTTCTTATGGTTCTTCTGAGATTATTAATTTTCACAGAAGGCCAAATGTTAATTTAAAACCAATTACTTCTGCTTTGCTAAAACCGGTAATTATAAATGGATCTATTACAGATATTCAAATTATTTTTTCGGGAAAAGGATATGATAATGGGTTTGAAGTAATAATTTATGGGGAAGGAAAATATGCTGACATTAAACCAGTTATTACAGACGGAAAAATTACTTCATTTTTGGTTATTGATGATGGTGTTGGATATACAAAATCAAACACAAGAATAGAAGTAGTCAGAAGAGGAAAAGATTTACAATTTATTGCAAATGTATTTGAGTGGAAAATCAATCAAGTTAAAAAAAATAAATTTAGTGGAAATGACGAAACAATAACATTTCCAAATATCGACCAATCTCTTGGGCTAAAAGTAATTAATTTTTATCTACCAAAAGCATTAAGAAAAAATATCGGTGATAATATTAATAATGATAATAATACCGAAATAACACCACCCCAACATAGTCCAATTATTGGATGGGCTTATGATGGAAATCCGATTTATGGACCATATGGAAGAACTAGTATAACAGATAATACTATTAAATTAATTAATTCTAGTTACAAAAAAAAATCTGAACCTAATGGTAAAGAAAGACCAAATTCTTTTGATAATGGTTATTTTGTAAACGATTATAAGTTTGATTCTTCTGGAGATTTGGATGAATATAATGGAAGATTTTGCACAACACCAGAATATCCATATGGAACATATGCCTATTTTGCGACTTTTGAGATTATATCTAATGGAGATACAAAGGAAACAAATCCAAAATATCCATATGTAATTGGAAATTATTTTAAAGATATTCCAGTTATTGAAAATTTTGATCCTACTTTTACTCAAAATTTAGACTTCAAGAATCTTAATTTAATAAGAAATACCTCAAATTACTTTTTGGATTCTGAAAACTCTGGTTATGATGCTTTAACTAAAAATGCTCCAGAGTTAAAACAGGATTTTATAGTAAAACAAATCAAAAAATCTGGTATTACATCTATATCAATTGATTCTTCTGGTGAAAATTATCGTGCAAAAGATGCTATAATTTTTAAAAACGAAAAAGAAGGAGTAGGTGCAGGTGCGGAAATTGATAGAGTGTTTGGAAAAACAATATCAAATTTAATTGTTGGAGTATCTACTTTCAATGATGTTGTATTTGCAACCAGAGGCAATAAAATTGTAGGAATTGCTTCAACTGTACATAATTTAGTATCTAATGATAAAATAATCATTTCAGGAATATCTGCATTTTCATTATCTCAACTTGAAGGTACAAAAACTATATTTGTAAATCAAAAAGTAGTTGGATTGACATCTAGTTTACAAAACATTGGTGTTACTGGAGTTTCCACAAATATAAATGTTACGGATATTTCTGGTTTTGAAGTTAATGATTCAATTGAAATTGGAACAGAAATATTAATTATTACGAATATTATACCAGAAACATCACAATTATTAGTCAACCGATCTTCTTCTGGTGGAATTCATACTGCAGGAATCGAAAGTGTGAGATTACTTCCTAAAAAGTTTGAATTTACCGAAGTTAACCCAATTTCTTCATTTTTACCAGAAAATCGAGAAATATATTTTAACCCAAAAAATAGTGTCGGATTTGGAACTACTGGAACTAATTATTCAGTTGTTGGTATTGGAATAAGTAATATAGTGAATAGATTTGTTCCATCACGAGTGATTTATATTCCGAATCATAATTTTTATACTGGACAACAATTAACATATGATTGTCCTGTTGGTTCTGGTATAGGAGTAAGTGTATATGATAGCAATCCTTCTTTATCATTCAGTTTAACTAAAAACCAAACAATATATGCTGTAAATTTGGGAAATAATTATCTAGGAATATCTACATTGGGTTTTACTACTTCAATTGGAATTGGAAGTACATTAAACTCTTTGTATTTTATATCCAATGCAAATGTTAGCGATTTAAATTCATTCAAAACAACATATAAAACAGTAACTGCAAGAGTTGAAAATTATTCTGGAATTGTGTCTACTTCAGAACCCCACAATTTACTTGGTGGGGATAAAATTAAATTTACAATTATACCATCAAGGACAGAAAATGTATCTTTTAGATTTGATAAAAAAAATAGAAAAATTACAACCGGTCTTATAGGATTTTCTACAGCAAAAGTTTCTACCGGTTCTACATCAACAATTGATATTGGACTTAATATATTAAAAAATGGAGATAAAATTGTTTATTATTCTGGAACTACTGCTATTGGTGGTTTAGAAAATGAATCAGTTTATTATGTGTTAAAAGAGCACCCAGATAAAATACAACTTTGTAAATATTCTTATGACGTGACTATTGGATTGGGAATATCATTTTCTAATGCTGGAATTGGTACTCAAAATATTGCTCTTATAAATCCGCCACTATCATTTTCAAAAGGAAATAAAATAGAATTTGATGTATCAAATTTGTCTATAAACAATAACAATAATGATAAATTTATATTAAATTTTTATACAGATCAAGATTTTAAAAAACAATTTGAAATTGATAAAAAACAAGAAAATACATTAGCAATTGGAAGGACTGATACCTCAGTAAGTTTGCAAACTAAGGAGAGATTCATTCCAAAAACATTTTATTATAATTTTACTCCAGTATCTTCAGATCCAGAAAAAAATCAATTATCTATTGATAAAGAAGTTTTTGGTTTTAATCGAATCGATATTCGATCAAGTAACCTATCAAGCGAACACTCTATTATTGGTGTCAGTTCCAATATTTTTAAATTTAATTTAAAACAAAAACCAGAATATGTAGAATATACACAAACGACAGGAATTTCCTCAGTCTTTTATGATACAGATTCTAAAAATGCAAGTGGTCCAATATCAAAAATCAAAATTAATTCAAAAGGAATATCTTATCCAATTCTTCCATCTATAAATTTTGTTAAAACTTCTTCTGGAAAATCTGCATCATTAACACCAATTTCAGATGAAATTGGAGAAATCTTATCACTTGATAGAATTAAAAATGGATTTGACTACCCTACAGATCCTACTATATTGCCACAGTTGAGTGTTCCTGCTGTTTGTATTATTAAAGAAATATCTAGAGTAGATTCTATTGGTATTTTAACAGGAGGAAAAAATTACAATACTCCACCAAAATTAAAAGTTATTGGAAATGATCAAATCGAACTGACATCCAAAATTCAAGGTGGATCTGTAATTAATGTAGAAATAACAAAAAATGTTTTTAATTTAAAAAATCCATTTAACATTGTTCCGTATAATAATTCAAATGGATATGAAATTGATGATATAAATGTGAATAATTCTGGAGATGGAACAATAAATTTAGTAAATGATCCGGTTTTATTCGAACCAATCGCAATTGGATATGGGTCAACAATAACAAAATTTCCATTTGCAATTGGTGATAGTATTTTTATTGAAAAATGTAGATTGACTGATGCAACTAAAACCAAAAATACTTTTAATTCGAAAGATTATGGGTATAACTTTTTCACAGTGACAGGAATAACCACAACCACTAGGACTATAAACTATAATATGAATGGGCTGCAACCAATTAATGCGGATTTTGGTTTATATAATTCTGATTTTACTTTTGGTCATGTTGTCAACAAAAAAGATATGCCCATTTTTGAAATGAATATAATTGATGATTCCCAATATTTTTCTGGAGAAAAAGTATCATCTACAAATTTTTCGGCACAAGTAATGGAAGATGGTTGGGATAATGATATAAATCAATTAAGATTGATAAATTCCAAAGGAGTATTAAATGTTGGCGATAAACTTTATGGAGAAAAATCAAAATTAAATGGAGTAGTAAAATTTGTATCTACATTTGACCTTTCTGCATCTCTAGGAGTTTCTAGAGACAAAATTAATGATTTTGATGATAAAAATGGTATTTTGAATGATTATCAACAAAGAATATCAGATAATAATTATTATCAAAAATTTTCATATTCAATCAAAAGTGAAATTCCATATTCGACTTGGAAAGAATCTGTAAAATCAATTATACATCCGTCTGGATTTAAAGAGTTTTCTGATTTAGATATAATTACAATGCCCAATATTGGTCCAGTCAATATTGGAATTGCCAAATCTACAAATATGAAAGTTTCTATTGCATCATCAGAAACAACATTGCTTGTGAATATGGATAGTTTTAATTCTTTGCACACAAAACACAATTTTTCAATGGTATATGAAGAAGATGTGTTAGATGACGAATCTGTGGAAAGAATATATTTTCCAGAAGGAGTTGAATTGATGAATTTTATATTAAATAAAACCAATAAAGTTTCATCAATTGATGATATTAGTTCACAATTTACAGGAATTACTAGTACAATTGGTGGAGAAGTTGTTGGATTGTCTTCATTTAAACTTAAAAGTTTAGGAAATTCATTATTTTATAATGAGTTTGTTAGTTCTTCTACTTCTTTTGTTGATTTGGCAAATAATAAATTTATTATTTCAAATCATGGGTTTCAAAGTGGACAAGAAATAATCTATAATTCTGGAGCTGGAACCTCTATAGGAATTGCTGCGACATTTCATGCACCCGGAACAACTTTACCATCAAATGTTTTTGTTCGTAAAATTGACGTAAATAATTTTCAACTTTGCGGAGTACCTACAGCAATTTCATCTCCTTTTGATTTGACATCTCTTGGTACTGGGACTCAATCATTTAGTTTTAAAAATCAAAATGAAAATGTAATCATTTCTATAGATAATATAATCCAAAGTGCAGTTCATCAAAAAAATATCACAATAGGTCTTTCCACATCAATCGGTATTGGATCAACCGCAATATATATTTCTTCTGGTATTAATTCTATATCAGGATCAGACATTTTAAAAATTAACAATGAATTTTTAAAAATCATTTCTGTTGGTATTGGATCTACGAATAAAATAGATGTTGCTCGTTCATTTATGGGAACAGTTGCTGCTGGGCATACGATAGGTTCTGCGGTTACTGTTCATACTGGTGATTTTAATATTGTAAAGGATGTGATATATTTTTCTACTCCACCATATGGGCCAGCAATAGCATCAACAGATCCTCAGTTTAAAGTATCATCTTTCTTCTCCGGTAGAGCATTCTCTAGGGCATTTGATTCTTCAAGTCCAAATGATAAAAATTTAATTTTAGATGATATTTCTGCTGATTTTACTGGAATTGCAGCAACACAATTTAATTTAAAATCAAATGGAAACGGTGTTGTTGGATTGTATACAGACACAAATAGTTCTACAGATATTAACAATAATCCAATTATACTTATAAACAATGTTTTCCAAAGGCCAGAAGTAGATTATTCAATTGATACTCCCGGAAATAATACTATTAAGTTTTTAACTGGTGTCCCAAATGCTGGAAAAATTGTAAATGTTGCAATTACGACTGGATTTGGTTATCAACCATTGATTGGAGCAGCAGCAACAGCATCAGTTTCATCTGCAGGGACAATTACCTCAATTACTATAAAAGGTGGTGGTAGTGCTTATAGAACTCCTCCAAGTATCAGTATTGCCTCTGATGTTGGTTCTGGTGCTACTATAACGGCCACTGTTGGTGTTGGTGGTAGTTTATCTTCACTTTCAATTGTTGGAGGTGGAAGTGGGTATATGCCATCTTCCCCTGTATATGTAAATATTGATCTACCTCTTGGATACAGCAATCTTGGCGTTGCTTACACTGGAGGTTCTTCTGGAGTTGGAACTAATGCAAAAGTTTCAGTTCAAGTTGGATCTGGTTCAAATATTATTGGTTTTAATTTAGATAATCCTGGAGTTGGGTATAAAGTTGGGGATATTCTTAAAGTAGTCGGATTAACTACAAATCCAACGATTGGTGCAGAATTTGTAGAGTTTAAACTTACAGTGACAGAAACTTTAACAGATAAATTTAGTGGGTTTTATCCTGGACAATTTATTTATTTTGATGATTTTTCTCAATATTTTAATGGATTTCGCAAAAAATTTACATTAACACAAACTAATGGTGGAACTACTGAAATAATTGATTTGAGAAAAGAATTTGGATCTGATATTGTATTGCAAAATAATATTTTTATATATTTGAATGATATACTTCAAGTTCCTGGTGAAGCTTATACCTTCTTTGGATCTAGGATAGTTTTTAGTGAAGCACCAAAACCAAATTCATTATGTTCTGTTATATTTTACAGAGGTTCGTCTTTAGACGTAGAAACTGTTACTCCACTAAAAACAATTAAGGAGGGGGACATTGTTCAAATTGGTGAAAATATTAATGACAATTTGGATAGAGAACAATTCGAAAGAGTAGTTAAAAAGATTGTAGCATCAGATCAACTTGATACTTATAATTATGATAGTATTGGCATCAATACAAATTCTGATAAAATTAGACCATTAAAATGGACAAAACAAACAGAAGATAGAGTTATTCTTGGTTCTTTAGTTTCTAAAGCAAGACCAAATTTAATTCCGACAATTAGACCTACAACTAGAATTATTAAAAACTTAAATACTACAGACACGTCAATATATGTAAATAATGCATATCCTCTATTTAATGATGTTGATCCAATTCAAGGGTCAGAAGATAATATATTAATAATTGATAATAAAGAAACATTATCAGGACTTGGGACAGCAGTAGTATCAGTTGCAGGTACAATTTCTTATGTTGCAATTTCTACTGGAGGTATTGGATATACAATAAATTCTCCGACAGTTTCGTTTTCTCATCCACAATCACAAATTAAAGAACCAATTTTTAATTGGTTACCTACGAGCGGTTTATCGACGACTTCTTCATTACTATCAGTGGTTATTGGAAATCCTATAGTTGCAGTTGGGCAAAGTGGAATTGTGGTAACTTCAATAGATGGAAAATCATTCAATACAACGTCAAATATTGGATATGCCGGAACAATTAATTTCAATTCTGTTGGATTGGGAGCAACTAATTACTATATTGCTGTTGGAGAACAAGGAAAAATTGTAAGATCTGTTGGATTTGGTACAACAATATCATCTTGGTCAGAAATTAAAAAATTCGAATTTAGCAATATTCTTGGAGGCAAAGAACCACTAGAAAGTGTTTCTGTTGCTGCACTTGCGGACATTATATATTCATCAGATTACGATAAATGGATTTGTGTTGGTGCTGGTGGTTCGATTTTTGATGCAGTTGGAGTTGGCAGTACTTCATTTAAATTAGTATCATCAAATACAACTAGCAATTTGAGATCGATTGCAGTAGGTATTGGTTCTATTGTTGTAGTTGGTAATACTGGTGGAGTAAGAAGTATTGATGGAACATCTTGGGTGAATATAGATAATGGCGATTTAAATAAAGTTATTTGGACTGGATCTCAATTTATAACTGTTGGTAATAATTCTGAAATTAGAACTTCTACTAATGGAACTAGTTGGGTGCAAATTATTCCCAATATTTTTGGTAATTTTACAAATATACATTACAATTCATATTACAACTTATATACATTATTAAATTCAAATGGGATATTATATTATTCATTCGATCTTCAAAATTGGACTCAAAAATCTACAAATCAATCAAATGCATTAAAAGATATTAATTATTCAATTGTTGAAGATAGATATATTTCTGTTGGACTTGGGGCCACTTCGATTTATTCTATTCCTAGTTATAATTTTGCATCTGCAACATCGAATGCAACATCTGGAACCGTAACATCTATCACAATTACAAATCCTGGTTTTGGATATAATCAATCAGATCCACCTAAAGTATTAATTCAATCAGAAAAAACAAAAATAGAAGAAATCAAATCAATCGAGGCAGAAGGTGATTTTGGTGTTATAGTAGGTGTTGATACTTCTTTAACAATAATTGCCGGAATTAATACTATACCACGAATAAAATTTAAATTAAAAACAGAATCTTATGATAATACTCAATTGGGAATAGGATATTCTGCTCTTAATAGTTATGGCATACAATCAAGTGGAATTTCGGTAGGAGATTATTTTGTGATATATAATAGCAATATTCAGTGTGGACATGCCTTAACTTGTATAACTACTGATAATGTTGTTGTTGGTACTGCAACTTCATTTATCGATGGTGTTTATTATGCAGAAGTAGTAGAAAAACCAATCAATTCCTCTGTGGTAGGAATTGTAACTGTCACTTGTAGATTTCTTCCCAATCCAACACCAGCGATTCCGGTTGGAATTGATTTTACAATAAATCCCGGAATAACAACAAATGGTTATTATGGAAATTATAGTTGGGGTAAGATATATGATTATGAAAATAGATCACTTGGTTCTCCAAAAGAATTTATACTAAACACTAATAATGGTTTAATTGGACTTTCGACTGCTCCGGAAGTTACAAGAACTAGAGGTCTGTTTAAAAGTAAATAAATAGATATAAATATCAAATAAAATGCCTGCTATTATATCTGACCAATTTAGAATATTAAATGCTGAAACTTTCGTTAAAAGTTTTGTTGGAGTTGGAAATACTTCAAATGGATACTATACATTTATTGGTCAACCGAATTCTACAAATCCTTTAGCTGGAGGATCATCTTCTTGGGGAACTGGTCCATCTCCACTAGATGGATTTAAAGAGGAAAATGATATCAAAGATACAATAATTGCAATGAAAAAGGTCACTACGAATGATGTTCGTAGAATGATTCGAAAAATTACTTGGACTGCTGGAACAACTTATGAAATGTATAGACATGATTATCATATTTACAATAGGACACCAGTAACACAACAATCAAGTTTGTATCAGTCAAATTATTATGTAGTTAATGAAGATCTAAGAGTTTATATTTGCATTCAAAATGGAACAGATTTTGAAAATCCAAACGGAAGACCATCATATGACCAACCAATATTTGTTGATTTGGAACAAAGAGCAGCAGGAACAAGTGGAGATGAATATATTTGGAAATATCTTTATACAATCAAACCATCAGAAATTGTAAAGTTTGATTCAATTGAATTTATACCTGTTCCGGAAAATTGGGGAATAGATGGAGAAAGCATATCAGTCAAAGAAAATGCTATAGACGGAAAAATACACGCAGTTGTGATTAAAACTAGAGGAGATAAATATGAACCAAAATCTTCAACATTTACAAATATACCAATTTTAGGAGATGGGTCTGGTGGTGAAGTAACAATAACTACAGATTCTTTTGGAAAAGTATCAGAAGTTTATATTACTGACGGCGGAAATGGTTATACTTATGGTACTATAAAATTTGAACCAGGTGCTCCAGATATTACAGATTTGACAAATAGTACTTCAACATTTGCTACATTTGATGTAATCATACCACCAAAAGGTGGGCATGGATATGATATTTACAGAGAACTAGGAGCACATCGTGTTCTTGTATATTCTAGATATGAAACTTTAGAATCAAATCCAGATATAATTTCTGGTAATGATTTTGCAAGAGTTGGTATTATAAAAAACCCAACAATTACCGGAAGTCAAGTAGAACTTTTAAATACATCTATAGTAAGTGGACTAAAAGCACTTAAATTTACCGGATCAGCAACAACTGCTACAACTTATGCAGCAGATTCAACAATTACTCAAACTATTAGCACAGGATCTACTGCGATTGGTTTTGTGGCATCTTGGGATAACATTACAGGAGTTCTTAAATATTACCAACCAGTTGGATTGGGAACAACTGGTGTTGGATATAAAATAAATAAATTTACTTCATCTCCTGGGTCTGGTGGTAGTTTATTGATTACTGGTTCATCTATGAATGGAACTACACCATTATCAATTGATTCCGGTTTTACTGGAGTATCCACAGTCATAAACAATCGAACATATCAACTCGGAAATAATTTTATATCCGGTATTGCATCAGAAGAATATAATAAAAAATCCGGAGAGATCATATACATAGATAATAGATCAGCAATTCCCAGATCTTCTAGCCAAAAAGAAGATGTAAAAATCGTATTGGAATTTTAAAAGAAAATGCCACAAAACACCAATTTAAATGTATCACCATATTTTGATGATTTTTCTGATTCAAATAATTATCAAAGAGTTTTATTCAAACCCGGAACTCCAATACAAGCTAGAGAGTTAACAACATTACAGTCAATATTACAAAATCAAGTTGAAAAATTTGGTAGGCACCTATTTAAAGAAGGTGCGATGATTATTCCTGGACAAGCAGTATATGATCCACAATATACTTGTGTCCAAATAGATGAATCTCATTTGGGTCTTCCCGTTTCTCTTTATATTGATAATTTGATTAATAAAACAATTCAGGGCGAAACTAGTGGAGTTAAAGCAATAGTAGAAAATTATATTACAGATGTAGAATCTGATAATGGTAACTACACACTTTACATTAAATATCAAAGTTCTGGTACAGTCGATTTTAATACAAAAACATTTGTAGATGGAGAAAATTTAATATCTTTAGAAAATGTTTCTTATTCATTATCAACAATAAGAAGTGGGACGACATTTGCAACTTCAATAATTTCAAATTCTATTGCTGTTGGTTCCGCTGCTAAAATCGAAGAAGGTATCTATTTCGTTAATGGTTTTTTTGTAACTGTAGGTAGGCAAACAGTAATACTCGATCAATATACAAATAGACCAAGTTATAGAATAGGTTTATTAATTAATGAGGAGATAGTTACAGCATCTGATCAGTATCTTGACCTATTTGATAATGCTCAAGGTTTTTCAAATTATGCAGCTCCAGGAGCAGATAGATTAAAAATATCTACAACATTTATCAAAAAAAGCATTGAAGATATAAATGATGAAAATTTTGTTGAACTTATAAGAGTAGAAAATGGAATACCAGTAAAATTTAAAGACACTACAGAATATAGTTTCATTCGTGATGAATTTGCAAGAAGAACATATGATGAAAGTGGTGATTATTATGTTAAACCATTTGATATAGATTCAAAGGAATGCTTAAATGACAGGACTGGAAATAATGGAATATATCTCGAAGGCCAAAAAACAAAACAAGGAAATCAAGTATCAAAAGATTTACTTTGCCTTTCAGTAAGTCCAGGAAAAGCTTATATAAGAGGTTATGAAGTAGAAACAATTGATAATGTAATAATTGATATTGAAAAGTCAAGAACTACAGAAAACGATTATAATCAAGCAATTCCATTTAATCTTGGTAGACAAATAATTTTAAATAACGTAACCGGTTCTGTTCCAGTTGGTTTTAATACAGATTCTCATATAAATCTATACAATGGCAGAACTGTAACTGCTGGTATATCTTCGGGAGAACAAATTGGCGTTTCTAGAGTTTATGATTTTAAATTAAAAAATAGTCCACACGTTAATGCAACAACTCAATATGAAATATCATTGTATGATATACAAACATATACAATTTTAACCTTAAATTCTTCTTTATCTCAGACATTACCAGCATTTATTAAAGGAAAAAATAGTGGAGCGTCTGGATATCTTGTCGATGCGATTAATGAATCATCTACTATGAAATTGTATCAGGTTTCTGGTTCTTTTGTGAAAGAAGAAACAATAGAAATAAATGAAAATATAGAAAGGACAATTATTGATATTAGGGATTATAATTTTTCAGATGTTCATCAAATAGTTGGAAATGGAGTATCTTTTACTGGTGACCCATTACTTTCTTATAATATTTCAATTGCACCATCTGCAGCAACATTTACTATTTCTAGCATTTCCGGCGGTATTAGTACAATCACATCTTCAAATCAAAATTTTTATACTGGAATGAAAATTGGAGATATTGTTTCTTACAGCAAAACAGGAGAAAATGTTGTTACATTTAATAAGGTGAGTGCAATTAATACTTCCGGTAGAAGTTTAACAATTGTATCATTACCATCTGTTTCTGGAATTTGTTCGGGAAATCTTCCAAGTTCTCAAATTACAACTAATGACCTCAAAAAAGTTACTCTTGAAGTTTTAAATACTTCAGAGGTATCTTTGTATTCTAAGATAAACAAATCAAATGTTGCTAATTTAGATTTAACCGGGTCCGATATTACAATCAGAAGAAGTTCGACAGTTACCGTTTCTAATGGTGGATGTTCTTTAAATTCATTATTAACTTCTGCAGATTTAACTTTTGTTCCATTTGATGAAGAAGATTACAATTTAACTTTTACAGATGGATCCGTAGAGGAACTTTCAAGTCAAAAAGTTGATATTTCAAATAAAAAATTACTCAATATAAGCAAAAATGGAGAAGCAAGATTTACTTATACTTTAAATAAAATAAATACCAAAACTAAAAAGAAAATCTTTAATAGATGTTCGTCACTTGTTGTTAATAAATCAACATCTACTAGTTCCGTTAATGGATTGTCTCATAGTCAAACATATGGTCTTAGAGTTCAAGATGAAGAAATTTCCTTAAATGTTCCAGATGTTTCGAATATTATTGCAATTATCGAATCATCGACAGATGGAGATCCATCCCTACCAAGTTTGCAACTTTTAAATATATCATCAAACCTTTTAAACGCAGTAAAAGGAGAGTTAATTGTAGGAAATGATAGTGGGGCAGTAGCAACATTAGTATCATCTGTAGGAGCAAATACAGTTGATATGGTTTATTTAAATGAAAATTTATTCACCGTAAATGAAACTGTCATTTTTCAGGAATCAAAAATTCAAGCATCTGTTTCGTCTTTGTTTCCTGGTGATAAAAATATAAAAAATAATTATATATTCGATAATGGACAAAGATCTGAATATTTGGATTTTTCAAGAATTATAAGAAAGTCTGATGGTATTGAACCTTCCAAAAGAATTAGAATAATTTATAATCATTATACTATATCTTCTTCGGATACTGGTGATTTTGTTGGTGTAAATTCTTACGACAAAGATCGTTATGAACGAGATATACCATTTGTTGATGGTATTAGATTGTCCGATGTTTTGGATTGTAGACCAAGAATATCTAATTACTCTGGAAGTTTTTCGCCATTTGATTTTAGATCGAGAATATTTGAATCATCAAATGGTTCATCGACTGATATTTTCGCAAAAGACAAAAACATAAATTTATCTTATGATTATTATTTACCTAGAATAGATAGATTATTTTTAGATAAAGATGGTGTTTTTATTGTAAAAAAAGGAATTCCATCACTTACTCCAAAACTACCAAATGGACTTGATACATCATTAGAGATAGCAACCTTATATTTGCCAGCATATGTATTCGATACATCAAATGTAAAAATATCTTTATCGACACATAAAAGATATAGAATGAAAGACATTTCGAGTCTCGATAAAAGACTTACAAATGTAGAATATTACACTTCTTTATCTTTACTTGAGTCTGATACTCAAAACTTAACAATTAGAGACGAAACTACAAAATTAGATAGATTTAAATGTGGTTTTTTTGTAGATAATTTTAAATCATACAATGGTGGTGATATTGCAAATTCTCAATATAAATCTAGTGTTGATGCAAATGCTGGAGAATTAAAACCACAACCATATACTGTAGGGATTGATCTTTTACTGGGGTCAGAATCATATATTGGCATTGGAGAAAATTCAAACCCAAATGCAGATTTAAGATTCGTAACAGATCTTGGGTCTAATGACATTAAAAGAGTTGGTGATGTTATATGTTTGAACTATACCGAAGCAGTGCTTGTTAAAAATGAATATGCAACAACAGAGTGTAATGTAAATCCATTTCATGTTTCGACTTGGATAGGTGGTATTGAACTGAATCCATCATCTGATACCTGGATTGAAACCAGAAAAACAAAAAGACCTTTAGATGTTGAGGGTTCATATACTTCAGCAATGCAACAACTAAATGCCGATACAAATACTGGATTATCTCCAATAGATTGGGGTGCTTGGGAAACAGATTGGTCTGGAGTTACTGACCAATCAATAAGTGATCCAATTTTTACATCACAAACAGGAAGTACATTAGTTGGACAAAATTCAGTTCAAAGTGGTGGATTTACAAATGATGGACAAAACTTTGGAATTCCAATAACTACAACTAATACATTTCAAAATAGTTTTATTAATTTTTCAAATCAAACAACAACAACAACAACAAATCAATCTAGACAAGGAATACAGTACAAAGTTTCTCCAAAATCTGATTCTGTAAATCTTGGTGATAGAGTAGTTTCTAGAGAAATTGTAAAATTTATGAGATCTAGAAATATTGAGATAATCGCAAAGAGACTTTTGCCATTTAGTCAATTTACTGCATTTTTTGATAATGTTGATGTTACGAAATATATAACACCAAAATTATTAGAAGTTTCCATGATTAGTGGGACCTTTACTAATGGAGAAACTGTTACCGGAGTATTAGGATCTAAATCTATTAGATTTAGATTAGCAACCCAAAATCATAAATATGGTCCTTACATTAGTTCTGAAAATCCATATACATTAGACCCATATGATGCAAAAAACATAATTTCCTCATCATATTCTTCAACTACCAAAATATTGAATGTTGATACTGCAAGTTTGGAATTACAATCAGAATCTAGTTTTTATGGATGTATTGATATTGGAATGAAATTAATAGGTAAAAGTAGTGGAGCAGAAGCAAAAGTTTCAAATTTAAGATTAATTTGTGATAACTTAGGAGTATTCATTGGGTCATTCTTTATACCAGATTCGATTTCTCCATCAGCACCTCAATTTACGACAGGAACAAAAACATTTGTATTATCTACAAGTAAAACAAATGAATCATTTTCTGGTTCTACTAGTCAAAGTAAAGCTGAGTCTAATTTTTCTTCTAGTGGAACTTTAGATAATGTCGAAGACGTAACATTAAGTATTAGAAATGCAGAAATATCAAGAACTGCAAAAACTGATGTTCCTCGATCATCAGAATCCACAGATATTAGATTAGTATCAAATATTTCAAATAATTTCACAACTACACAAAATACTGTATATGTAGATCCTCTCGCACAATCATTTGAAGTTACAGATAATAATGGCGTATTTGTAACTAAGTGTGATATTTTCTTTAAAAATAAATCAACATCTGATCTTCCAGTTACATTACAAATTAGAACGATGCGTGATGGTTCTCCTACTCAAGTAATTTTACCTTTTGGTGAAGTTGTTTTGGATGCAAAAGATGTATCTGTATCTGATACTGGTTTAACTCCAACCACATTCACCTTCCCATCTCCCGTTTACCTTGGAAGAACCGAATTTGCTTTGGTTCTTTTAACTGCATCTACAGAGTATGTAGTTTGGATTTCTGCAATGGCAGGAGACGGAAGGAAGTCTATTGTGGTTTCTACAATAGGAACAAATGACGAAAAAACAGTTTCAGAACAACCACTTTTGGGATCATTTTTTAAATCTCAAAATGGTTCCACTTGGGACTCAAGTCAATATGAAGATTTGAAATTTACTCTTTATCGTGCAAATTTTGTAACTACTTCTGCATCTGTAAGATTTTATAATCCAAATTTAGATGTTGGAAATGATCAAGTTGTATCATTAAGGTCAAATCCAATTCAAATGTATTCAAAATCGAGTTTTATTGGTATTGGGACCAGTATTTCTTCTGCAGACCAATCTAATTTAGTTTCTGGTGTTAAAATTACACAAACAGATAATGCTAATTTTTCTTCAAAGTTATTAAAAGTTCTGGGTGGTATTAGCACAGGAACACCAGGAACATTAACGATAACAAATCCAGGAACAGGATATACGAATACCTCAAAACTATATTCAAATACAGATTTGGTTAGTCTTAGTGGTTTTGGTAGAGGAGCTAAAGTAAATCTAACCATAAACGGTGGAGTAGCAGTAGCAGCAACAGTTTCTGTTGGTGGAACTGGTTATGCTAAAGGTGACATTCTAACTATTTCACCAGAAAATACAGACAATCTTGGAAAAAACCTTATATTAAGTATCCCAAACAGTTCTGGAATTATTACATCAGTAAATAGTTTAATTGTTAACAATATTCAAGGGCAATTAATTAGCAATGATCCAACAAAAACTCTTAAATATGGAAGTAATAATGTAATATCAAATTCGAATATAACATCTGTCTCTGAAATTACGGATGGATTAAGATTTAAAGTTAATCATAATAATCACGGAATGTATTCTTCACAAAATAAAGTAATTTTGAGTGGAATTGAATCTGATTTAACGCCATTATCATTATCGGCATCATACAGTAAAACATTATCTGGCAATAATCCAATATCATTTACCTCTTCTGTTGGAATACTTACAACGTTTGAAAATATTCCAGTAGGTGCAGGAAATACGGGTTATATATTAATTAAAGATGAAATTGTTGGATATACATCGGCAGATGTGGCAACAAATACTATAACCGGAATCGTCAGAGGTACTATTCCAGAGTCATATGATGCTAATCAATTAGTGTTTAAATATGAAATGAACGGTGTATCATTAAAAAGAATTAATAAAGTTCATACAATTTCTAATGATTATAATATCGATTTGGATGAATATAGCATCAAGTTAGACCAAACAACGGAAGGTTTAAATAGATCTACTGCAAATAACGCCACACATCCTGAATTATTTTTTAATGAAACAAAATCAGGAGGAACATATGAAGCATTTTCGCCTGTTGTTGGATCTATAAGAGGACCAAAAGCATCTCAAAATATCCAATTTAATATAGTAAGACCAATTGTTGGAACATTATTACCACAATCCACAGAAATTAGTGCTAAAATAAGAACTTTTTCCGGAACAAGTGCTGATGGTAATGAAATATCATTTGTAGATCAAGGATTTGAAGATATTTCTTTAATTTCTGATAATATTTTAACCTCACCGCGAATTATTGCTTCAGAAATAAATGAAAAAGCAAAATTATTAAATTATCCAGGAGCAAAATCATTTACTCTAGAAATGGTCCTTTCTACTAAGGATACAAAAGTATCGCCAATGATCGATTTAGATAGAGTCAATATTACTACTACAATGGCAAGATTAAACAAACCAATAAGTAATTATGCAAAAGACCCTAGAGTAAATAGTTCAATTCGTGACCCACATGCAGCAATTTATATTTCAAAAATTATTAAACTAAAACAATCTGCAGATAGTATAAAAGTATTATTTGATGCTTATAGAGACGCATCTAGTGATATTAGAGTATTATATAGAATATTCAGAGATGATACATTATCGAATCAACAAATATTTGAATTATTTCCAGGATATAAAAATTTAGACAATAATGGAAAGGTAATAAATCCAAAAGACAATGATGGTTTGTCCGATACTTTCGTGCTTCCTTCTTTGGGTTTTAATGATTTTGGAAATTATGAATTTACAGCAAATGATGTTCCACTATTTAATGGACTTCAAATTAAAATTTTAATGTCTGGAACAAATCAAGCATTATATCCAAAAATTAAAGATTTACGAGTAATTGCAACTAAATCATGATACCAGTAGAAAGTAATAAATTTTTATTTCGTGATGAAAATACCAATGCTATTATTAACTGTTCTGACTTTGAATATCAAAAATATTTGAAAGTAAAGGAAGATAAAATGAAAGAAATTGAAAAATCAAAACAAATAGAAGAAGATGTAATAAAGATTAAAAATGATATTGACGAAATAAAAGATTTATTAAAAAAATTAATATTATCTAAATGATAAATATATTAGAAAGTAGTATATTTTCATCCAATGGCAGCATATGTTAGTAACATAGTAATTGATGTTGGATCTGATTTTGTTCAGACCTTTTATCTTGAAAATGTAGCAAATACCCCAGTAAACTTAACTGGACATACTGCCACTTCAAAAATGAAGAAGCATTCTTCTTCTATGACTACTGCTGCATCATTTTCTGTATCTTTTCCGAGCCCAATTAATGGACAATTAACAATTTCTTTGGGTTCATCGATAACTTCTGGATTGAAACCGGGAAGATATTGTTATGATATATTAGTGAATGATGGATTTGTAAAAACTAGAGTCATTGAAGGTAGCGCAATTGTTACTGCTGGAATTACCACAGGATAACAAAAATGGCAGACATAAAAGTTAGAGTCGGTTCGCAAAATGCTATTAAAGTTGTATCTTCTATTTCCGGTACAACTGGAACTTTGGAGGGATTGGATGATGTCAATATTGTATCACCAACTGGTGGTGAAATTCTTGTTTATAATGCCATAACCGGTAAATGGGACTCTACATTAGCATTAACCCCAGGCGCAACACAGAATTTAGTCATCAACGGAGGAAATTTCTAAAATGGCAAGCATAATCAGGATTAAGAGGTCTACAGGAACTGTTGCTCCAGGATCTCTTTATTATGGAGAACTTGGTCTTACAATTGGTATAGGTAGTCATGGCAATTTTGGTGGTAGATTATTTGTAGGTGATAACTCAGCATCTCCAGATACTGCTGATACAGATCCAGTAGTAATTGGTGGTAAATACTATACAGATCTGTTAAGCATTGCTCCTGGATTAGTTGCGGATCAAGCCAATCCAACAATTGGTGCAAATGGTTTTGTTGCTATTCTTGATCAGAATCGTAAAGTTAATCAATGGAATGTCGATAACTTAACATTAGATGCAAATAAAATTTCATCTACAAATGCAAATGGTGATATAGAATTAGATCCAGCTGGAACTGGAGATTTAAAATTTATTGGAGGTGAATCACAAACATTTGATATTACTGATGGATCAACTACTAGATTTTCTGTTAATAGTGTTAATGGGTCTGTAACAATAACCCAAGGATCAATAACCACAGATAATCCAATATTAAGTGCCACAAGTACTTGGAATGCCGGTGGAGTAACATTTAATGGAATAAAATTAAATATTACAAATACTGCTTCTGCGGCAGCATCTAAACTTATTGATCTTCAAATTGGAAGTACTACACAATTCAGTGTTACTAAAACTGGAGATACCCAAATTCTTGGAGACCTGAATATTGATGGTGGGGATGTTACTAGTAATACTGCATCACTTAATCTTTTTAATGCAACTGTAACTACTGCCAATGTATTAGGTGCTGCTACTGCAATAGGTATTGGTTCTATTACTGGTACAGTAACTATTAACAACCCAACGGTTGTAGGTACCCAAACAACTCAAAACCTTTATAATACAGTAGCAACCACAGTTAATGCCTTTGGTGATGCATCAACAATAGGAATTGGTTCAACATCTGCAACATTAACCTTAAGACCTAATACCGTTGTAGGTGTAAATGCAACACAGAACCTTTATAACACCACTGCTACTACAGTTAATGCTTTTGGTGCTGCTACTGCAATTAGTATTGGTGCTACGACAGGTATTGCAACCATTCGTAATGCGACTTTAAGTGTTCCAAATGCGACTATACTAAATCTTGGTGCAACATCTTCTGCAACAAGTGTTACTTTCCCAAGCACTTCAAACACTTCCTTTGTTTCGATTGCCGCAACTACAAATGCAACAACTACAACATCTGGTGCATTAAGAGTTGCCGGTGGTGTTGGTATTGCAAAGAATGTTTATATTGGCGGAATTTTAGATGTAACTGGAAATCAATCTGGTTCAAATTTAACACTCACAGGAAATCTTCAAGTTGATGGTAATACAACTCTAGGGAGTGAATCAACAGACACTATAACAATTACAGGAATACTTACTCATACCGGACGTCTTACCAATATTGGTGGAGTTACGATTGATAATATTGGAATTAGTTCAAATGTAATTTCAACTAGATCTGGTGGCGGAAATGTATTATACATTGACCCATATCCTGACGGATTAAGTAATCAAGGGCTAGTTATTATTAAGGGAGATCTTCAAGTTGATGGAACAACAACCACAGTAGACTCCAGTAGTGTTACTGTAAATGGTTCAATTATTTCACTAGGTGATGTAACAAGTAATAGAACCGTAGTTGTAGCAGTTGCATCGGGTGTTTCCACAATTACTTTGGATTCCGTTGTTGGAATTAATACTGGTGATATTATTTCAGGTAATGCTGCTTTACCTAATAGTGGACTGACTACGATTACGGCATATAATACATCCACAAAGATTATTACAATTACTGGAACCACAAGTTCTGGAATTACCTCAACAACTCAATTAACTATAACTCATGCCTATGATACAAATACTGATAGAGGTATTGCTTTTGATTATAATACCGGTGTAGGAACGGCAAATCAAAAATCAGGATTTTTTGGATTTGATGATAGTACAGGACGTTTTACTTATGTTCCAGATGCTAGTATTTCAAATAGTGTAGTATCTGGAACAAAGGGTTATTTGGATATTAAAGGTATTTATTACCAATCTGGAGATTTCAGTACTCATGGAGTGGTTTATTTTGATAGTACAGGACTTCAAAATTCCACGAATGATCCAGCATCCCCGACAATCACATCCAAACAGATTCTAACTGCAGTAACTGAAGCAAATATTACATTATCTGGACTTACTACAGTAACTGTCGGAGATATTATTCTACAAAATACCGGTGGTGCTTATGGTATTGTCAAAACTAGTGTTGCTTCAACAACCATAATAACTTTAATTGGAGTAGAAGGAACTTTCAATACAACAAATAACTCCATTTTGCTTAAAAATGGAAGCAATATTGGCATTGGAACTACTGCAATTGTTGCTTCAGTAGTTTATACAAATAAACCAATGTGGACTAGCACTTTAGACGGAGGAACATTCTAGTTATGAATAGTGAAGTTGATGTGAATATCTTAGTTAATCTGTATAATCAAAAAATTTCAGCATTAACAAATCAAAATATTTTATTAGAGGCAAAATTGCAATCACTAACTAAAGATTTTGAAGATCAAAAAAATATTTTATTAAGAACAAATCTCGAATTGCAACAACATAATGATGAAATATTAAAATCAAAAAGAAAAGTAAAATCGGAAGATAAATACGAAGAGGCAGGAATTCAACAATGACTCAACCATCATCTCGTCAAGGATTGATAGATTATTGCTTAAGAAAACTTGGGTATCCAGTAATTGAAATTAATGTAGATGATGACCAAATTGATGATTTAGTTGATGATGCGATTCAATATTATAATGAAAGACATTATGATGGTATCGAAAAAGTATTTCTTAAGCACAAATTAACGCAAAATCATTTAGATACAATAAGGACAGGCGTTACCACTACAACTGCCACATCTACTGTTGGAATTGCTACTCTTTCTTACACTGAAAGTAATAATTTTTTACAACTTCCAGACCATGTAATTGGCGTAAATAATGTATTCAAAATAGATTCCAGTACAATTTCAAGTGGATTATTTAATATTAAGTATCAATTATTCTTAAATGATTTATACTATTATGGAGCACTTGATATTTTAAATTATGCAATGACCAAAACATATTTGGAAGATTTGAGCCGAATTATTACTCCAGATATTCAAATTAGATTTAATAAAAAAAATCATAGATTATATTTAGATATTGATTGGAGCCAAATGGGTCCTGATAATTATCTTATATTTGATTGTTATAGATTAGTAGATCCAACAAATGCATCTGGAGTATATAATGATTGGTGGTTAAAGAAATATTTGACTTCAATAATTAAAAGACAGTGGGGACAGAATATGATTAAATTTCAAGGAGTATTACTTCCCGGCGGTGTCCAACTTAATGGAAGACAGATTTTTGATGATGCAGTTAAAGAAATAGAAGAAGCAGAAAATCAACTTAAAACGGAATACGAATTACCTCCAATGGATATGATAGGTTAGTGAAATGTCGCCACTTAACTCATATTTTCTTCAAGGATCTGCAAGTGAACAGAGATTAGTACAAGATTTAATCAATGAACAATTAAAAATGTATGGGCAAGATGTAGTATATCTTCCAAAAAAAATATATAATAAAAAAACAGTATTAAGAGAAATAACAGTATCAAAATTTGAAGATGCATTTAGACTTGAGGCATATCTAATTAACTATGACGGTTTCGGTGGTGGTGGTGATATTTTATCAAAATTTGGAGTAAAAACTACCGATGAAGTTACTTTTGTAATATCAAAAGAAAGATATGAAGATTTTATTTCGCCATTTATTTCTGGAGACCCAAATATAGAATTATCGACCAGACCACAAGAGGGGGATTTGATTTATTTTCCATTGGATGATACTATTTTTGAAATAAAATACGTAGAAGGGAAAAAACCATTTTATCAATTGAATAATTTATATATTTACGAACTGAGATGCGAAGTAATGGATTATGAAGCAGATGATAGTATAGAAACTTCAATAGAAGAAATCGATAAATCTGTTCAAGATTTTGGTTATATTCAAACTATACAAATGACTTTTTCAGATTCACAAACTGCAACTACAACAGTTCAACTTGCATCAACTTTATTTAATACTGGAATTGGAGGAACTAATGTAGGAAAATCAGTAGAAAGAATAGATGTAATTAATGATGGAACTGGATACTTAACTGCACCAATTATAGGAATTTCTACAGCACCTACCGGAGGAATAAATGCTACTGCAGTAGCAATAATGACACGTCGTTCGGAGCAAAAAGGAAGTTCTATTGATAAGATATTAGTCACCAATCCAGGTATTGGATATACAATTGCTCCAATAGTTACGATTGATGGCAATAGTGGAGGAATTGCTACTGCAATTATTCAGAGTGGTTCATTAAGTGCATTTACTATTACAGATGGAGGACTTAAGTATTCTTCTGCTCCTGTTGTTTCCATATCTACTGCTTCGGTTGGTGTAATTAGTGCAACCGCACAAGCATTCCTCAATTCTTCTGGTATTGTGACTTCAATTCGTTACATAAATGCTGGGGTAGGGTACACACAAGCACCCGTAATAACCCTATCGTCTCCTTCTGGTATTTCTACTGGAAGTTATATATTTAACGAGGTTGTACGAGGTGTTTCTACAGGAACTAGTGCATATGTAAATAATTGGGATTACGACACGAGAGTTCTTCAGGTAAAAATAGTAAGTGGAAGCTTTACTCCCGGAGAAAGTATTGTCGGGATGGGAACAACAAGTGGAGGGTCAGATGCAAGTTATAAAGTATATTCAATCAATAAACAAGACGAAATTGATGATGATGCAGATAATATACCAATAGAAAATGAAGCAGATGAAATTTTAGACTTCAATGAAAGAAACCCTTTTGGGGATTATTAAATCTAAATAATTAATAAAAGGTATTATTATGTTAGGTCAATACTATTATCACGAAATAATTCGTAAGACAATTATTGCCTTTGGTACTTTATTTAACAATATTGACATCAAACACAAACTACAAAATGATACTAATTATAGTGTCATAAAAGTTCCTATTGTATATGGACCAGTAGAAAAGTTTTTAGCAAGATTAGAGCAAAAACCAGATTTGAGAAAAAGAGTAGCAATGACTCTTCCAAGACTTGCATTTGAAATGAATAGTATTCAATATGATAGTAGCAGAAAAGTTTCTACTATGCAGACATTTATAGCTAAAAGTATCGTAGACGATAAAACAGTAAATAAAGTTTTTATGCCTGTTCCTTATAATTTGGGAATACAACTTTCAATTATGTCTCAATATAATGATGATGCTCTTCAAATCATAGAGCAAATTCTTCCATACTTTCAACCATCTTTTAATATAACAATTGATTTAGTGTCTTCTATAGGTGAAAAACGTGATATACCATTAATTCTTGGAGGTATAAATTTTAAAGATAATTACGAAAGTGGATATGAAGAAAAAAGAATTATAATTCACAATCTAGATTTTACGGCAAAAACATATCTATTTGGTCCAGTGCCAGATTCTACAGAAGGTCTTATTAAAAAGGTACAGGTCGATTATTATACCAATACGGTTACTAAAAATGCATCCAGACAACTTCGTTATATTGCAGAACCAAGAGCGATTCGAGATTATAATGATGACCAAACTAATACACTTTCTCAAGAGATAGACGATAAGGTTACGGAGTTTATTGTCAGTGATGCTACTTTATTATCAAAAAATGATTATATAATAATTGAAGATGAAGAGATGATGATTACTTCAATCACTGGAAATGAAATTAAAGTAATTAGAGGTCAAGATAATACTATAATTACACCACACGAATCCGGATCTAATATTAATATTATCAATAATGCAGACGATGCTTTAATTGAACAGGATGATGATTTTGGATTTACTGAATATCGTTATGATTATGGTGATGGAAAAACTTATAGTCCAACAAAAGGTATTGATGTATGAAAAATAATTTCGATAAAATAGATCAAACTTTAGATATTAAAGCAACTATTACTGCAAAAGAAATTATTAAGCAATCAAAAAAAGAAATAAAAATTATCGAAAATAAAGATCACTCCGAATTAGATTATGATTATATTCGTGGAACTCTTTATAGTTTAATTGAAAAAGGACAAGAAGCAGCTACAAGTCTTTTGGAACTTGCACAAGATGGACAACAACCAAGAGCATATGAAGTGTTTGGACAATTAATTAAAAATGTTGCAGATTCTACAGATAAGCTAATGGATATTCACCAAAAAGTAAAAGACCTCAAGAAAGAAGAAAAATCTGGACCAAAAAATGTTACAAATGCACTTTTTGTTGGTTCTACTGCGGAACTACAAAAACTTCTTAAAAATGGTTTAAATGCAGAAGACATTTCTAAATAGTTAAAAAATTTCTTATGAAAAGTTTTAGGCAGTTTGTGTTAGAAACAAAATCTATTTGCAATAAAACTAAAAAAGGAAAATATTGTCCTTCACACGGAACTAACGATTGCAATATCGAGGAATCTTCAAAAGAAGTAGACCACGAATATTCAATGGCTCGTTCGGAATTATCTACAATTTCAAATGCTGCAAAAAGACTTCGTAAAAAAATGAAAGGTGAGGGAGACATCAAAGCTTGGGTGCAATCTAAAATTACTAAAGCAGCAGATTATATTGATACTGCAGCAGATTATGTTGATAGTCAAGAAATTGGAGAAGCTTGTTGGAAAGGTTATAAGAAAAAAGGTATGAAAAAAATGTTTGGGAAAAAATACCCAAACTGTGTAAAAGTAGAAGAAACCAAATCGGGAGATCAAGGTCTTCTTGATTGGTTTGGCAAATCAGAATCAAAAGATAAAAAACCAGGTTGGGTAAATGTTGTAACTGGTGGAACTTGTGCAAGTGACGAACCTGGAGAAGGAGTTCCAAAGTGCGTATCTTCTCATAGAAGAGCAAATATGTCCAAAGAAGAAAGATTATCAGCATCAATAAGAAAAAAAGTAGAAGATTCAGGACAACAAGAAAAATCTGGTGCTGCAAAACCAACAAATGTAAGAACAGAAGAAATGGATCTCCAAGAAGTAAAAGATAAACCAGGTAAAGGTAGTGGAACCAAAGATGCTTGTTACACTAAAGTAAAATCAAGATATTCCGTCTGGCCTTCTGCCTATGCCTCGGGGGCTTTAGTAAAATGCCGTAAAGTTGGTGCTGCTAATTGGGGAAATAGCACAAAAAATGAGGAGACAAATATAGATGAAAACTATTTACGAATACAGACTCGTGGGTCTACATATACTATACTAATAAATTGGAGAGGAAAATACATAACGAATCAAATGTTTTTTCAAAAATTTACTAGACCAACAAAAACGGAAGTAACAAGAGAAATACAAAAAGTTTATCCAAATGCAATTGTATTAGCATTTAATCCTTCAGCAAATGATCCAACCAAACCATTATTATTTACAGGAGAACCAAATGGACCCAAATCTTATTGAATTGCAAAATTTAAATAAAATATTCGAATACGAAAAGATATCAAGAGATTTGAATGAATGTAAAGATATTGAGTCAATTAAAAACATTTGTAAGTGTTATGTGAAGTTATATTTTAAACAACAAGAGACACTAAGTTGTATTGGTTTAGGGCAGTTTAAGGGCGAATAAATAATGAGTAACGATCAATATCTGGGTAATCCTCTATTAAAAAAGGCAAATACGCCAATAGAGTTTACCAAGGATCAAATTGAGCAATTTATAAAATGTAAAAAAGATCCTGTGTATTTTGCGAAAAACTACATAAAAATTGTTTCACTTGATCACGGTCTTGTGCCTTTTAATATGTACAAGTTTCAAGAAAAACTTATTAAGAATTTCCATGATCACAGATTTAACGTATGCAAAATGCCAAGACAGTCTGGTAAATCTACCACTGTCGTTTCTTATTTGCTTCATTACGCACTATTTAATGATAATGTCAATATTGCGATTCTTGCTAATAAAGCGTCTACTGCTAGAGACCTTCTTGGAAGACTTCAATTAGCATACGAAAACCTACCTAAATGGATGCAGCAAGGGGTTTTAATATGGAATAGGGGTTCATTAGAACTAGAGAATGGTTCAAAGATTCTTGCTGCCTCTACGTCTGCCTCTGCGGTGCGTGGTGGTTCTTATAATATCATCTTTTTGGACGAATTTGCATTCGTTCCTAACCATATTGCTGAAGATTTTTTCAGTTCTGTTTATCCTACCATATCTTCTGGGCAATCTACCAAATTAATTATTGTTTCTACTCCTCACGGAATGAATCATTTTTATAAAATTTGGCATGATGCTGAAAGATCAAAAAATCAATACATTCCTACCGAAGTTCATTGGAGTGAAGTTCCTGGTAGAGATCAGGTATGGAAAAAACAAACAATAGAAAACACAAGTGAACAACAGTTTCAAGTTGAGTTTGAATGCGAGTTCTTGGGTTCTATTGGAACATTAATCAATCCATCAAAAATAAAAACTTTGGTTTATGATGAACCAATCAAAAGAAGTGGGGGGTTAGATGTATACGAAAAACCGAAAGACGAGCATACTTATATAATTACAGTGGACGTTTCGAGAGGATTGAATAACGATTATTCGGCATTTGTTATTTTTGATATATCAACCTTTCCTTATAAAATAGTAGCAAAATATAGGAATAATGAAATTAAACCAATGTTATTCCCAAATATAATTTTAGATGTAGCAAAAGCATACAATAAATCATTTGTGTTAGCAGAAGTAAATGATATTGGAGAACAAGTTACAAGTATTCTTCATTTTGATTTGGAGTATGATAATATTTTAATGTGTGCAATGAGAGGAAGAGCAGGGCAACTTGTTGGGCAAGGATTTTCTGGAAAGAAAACACAACTTGGCGTAAAGATGTCAAAAACAGTTAAAAGAGTTGGTTGCTCAAATCTAAAAACAATTATTGAAGACGATAAACTTATTTTTAATGACTACGAAATTATTAGTGAACTTACTACTTTTATTCAAAAAAATCAATCATTTGA